CCCCAGGCGCGTGTCTTGGCTTTCGTCACCACTGCCGGCACGACCCAACTGAAGGCCCCCGCGGAGGTGTATTGAGCGCGGGTGGAGAAACTCGCCGCCACGGTGCGCGCGGTCTGGAGATTGCAGGCGTCCGTCCCCGCGAGCGGGTCCGCCACGGCGGTGATAAGATTGGAGCCCATGTTGATCGCACCCGCCATGGTGCCACCAGTGAGGAGCAGGCAAAGGTCAAGTTGGCCTTTGGTGGCACCGTCCGTGGCCGCCACCCCATTCGCCATCCCTGTGATTTTCTGGCTCCCCATAGGAAGGGCGGCGGTCATCGGAGTCGTACCATCGAGCCGCATGAAGTAGGCTTCGAGGGCATCCCAGACCGCGGTGTACGCGGCGAACTGCGCCATCGTCACCGCATCTTGCGCGCCGACCCCATCCCCGACTTCCGTCAAACGCTTGGTGCCGAGGGACTGGTTGGCGGCAAAAGCTACGGAGCCATTTGAACGGATGAGCCCCGCGGTGGCCCCCACGTTCGTGACGAGGGTGTTGTGGGAGGCCATGACCTCCGCGAGCGCGGCTTCCACCGTGGCGGCGAGATACAAGCCCCCCACGTCATAAAGCGCGACGAGGTTGGCCCCGTCCGTGGCGGAGACAGTTTGCAGGCGCGACAGGAGCCCCGCCCCGGATTCAAAGGCCGCCACAGTGACGACCGTCGTGTTGGCCTGAGCGGGGATCGTGACTTGGAGGAAGCCCCCACTGGTGCTCGCGGGGGTGACCCCGCTGGAGGCGAGCTTGAGCCCCGCCACGAACACGAACACGTTGGAGGAGTTGAAGGTGGCCTGCCACGCGATGGTGGTGACAAAGATAGTCTGCCCCGCTGAAGTCGCGGTGACGTTTTCAGTGCCCGCAAGGGATTGGGCGGTTGCGGTCGCGAAGTTGCGGAGTGTGCCCGCCGCGTTGGTGATGGCCCGGTGGCGTAGGATGAGTTGGTTCAGCGCGCTGTAGGCCGCGTTCAACTCCGCGTCCACCCCTAACGGAGCCGGAGACGCCAACCCATTGTTGGCGTCTGCGAGGAAGTTGGTCAGACGAGAAAGGTAGGGTGGGTGTGCCATGGCGTGCCTTTAATGTAGAGGAAAGTCGCTGGAAGCAAGCCTAGAGTAGGGCGCCAGTCGCGGCATTCACCAAAACGAAGTTGGGGCGGGTGGAACCATTCACTGTCGTGGTCCAGTCCCCCGCTAGGATGAGGATGTTGGTCGAGTAGCGGAGGATGCGGTAGACGATCGGGACGGCGTTAAAGGTGACGGTGAACCCAGTGTCAAGGACAGAAGCGGTGCTGATCTTAGCCACGTATGGTTTGAAGGTACCGCCTTTGACGGTGACGAAATTCCCGGCTAGATACACGGCGGTCCCATCTACCGCGAGGCCGCCCGTGACGTTGTAGATGTTCAATCCAGGGTCCCAGGATTCTGGGACGCCCCCAGCACTCATCCGGGCGGCAGCGTAGCGGTCTATTGAGGCCGGAGTGGCGGAGTTTAGCTCATCAAGGTAATGGAAGTCCCCGCTAAAATACTCCCCAGACATGGCGAGGGCACCAGGAATTGAGTAGCCCATGGTGGGGGTGATGCCGGTGGAGATGTTAAACTCTGCGTAGCCCTCCACGTCGAGGTAGGCCCCGTTGACCAGCACGAAGTTTCCTGCGGCGCGGAGGATGGAGCCAGCAATGGCAAGCACTTCCACCCCGCCGTACGTGATGCGCTCCCCGGTGGCTAGCTGACCTTCCCAGGCCGTGGCGGTCCCATTGAGGGTGCTTACCTGGGCGATACGTGACCGGGCTGCCCCACCGATGTTGTCGAAGTATCCCCCTACAAAGATCCCCCCTGCGCTGAAGGCAAGAGCGGCAGGAGTGTCGTCTGGGGCGGGGTACCACCCAGTGTCCAAGGACCCCGCCGTTGATACACGCCCCAGCCGCGTCACTGCTGTACCGCCGATGGCCGTCATTCCACCCCCACCAAGGTAGATGTAGGTAGCGTCGGAGGCGACGAGGGTGACGTCTCCGGTTGCCCCCGGGTTGAAGGAAGTGAAGAGATAGGTCGTCAGGTTCAGACAAGCTACGTTGGCCCGGGCGAGGTTCCCCGCCGTATCCGTGACCTGGGTGAAGCCGCCCACGATGTAGAGGAGGGATCCCTCTAGAACCATGTCGTACACCTCGCCGTTGACACGGAGGTCCCCCGCGAGGCCAAGCGTAACATTAGAAGTGACGGCGACCGTTTCAGAGTCCACCCCTCCGGCGTTAGTCGCGGTGATGGCCAAACTGTAGGAACCCGCGGCGGGGAGGGTCCCCGTTACAACCCCCGTCTGAGAGTTTATACTGGTGACCCAGGCGGGGGTGGTGTCGAGGGTGAATACCATCGGCAGGGAGCCGCTAGCGGTGATGGTGTAGGTGAAAGCGCTCCCAGCGTCCCCCGCCAGGGTGAGCGCGGAGGTGATGATGGGGATAGTGGCGGCGTACGTCGTCCCTCCGAAGAGGGGGAAGGTGTTATGGACGCCCCAAATGGCGCCGTCGCGGTCCGCAGTGTGCAGTTCGAGGGTCGCACTGTCCCAGCACCCGCGTTGGGGTCCCAGGTAGTAAGGGCCCGTGAAGGGACCCGTGAGGGCCCCATACCCGACCCAATACTTGCCCGCCCCGATCACGACCAAGTCTGTGTAGCCCGCGGGTTCGTTCCCATAATCCTGGGAGAACGCGGGGGCCGTGGGGGTTGTGACGTCAAAGCGGACTAGGCGGTTGCGGCACAGGCAGAGAAGTTTCACCCCATCGATGGCGACGCGGAGGATGTCCCGGCAGTTCGGGGCGTTGACGGCGCCCTCCCAGGTGAGGGAGGAGGCGGTGACGGTTACCGCGGACACCTTACCTCGGTGACCATCAAACACGTAGAGGGTGGACCCGGAGAGGACTGCGCCTGACGCAGTGCCGACTCCCTTGAGGTCTTGCACCACCACCCCCGCGGTGGTCATCATGCGGATGCCCCCCTCCGCGAGGGGGAAAATGAGGCGCCCACCCGCGGTGAGGAACATCCACGGGTGCCCACCGGTCTTGACCGGGTAGGTGGCGGTGACGACGGGGGCGTTGACGAGAGTCAGTTTCTGAATGGCGTCCTTCGTCATCGCGAAGTAGTTCGACCCGTCCGTCGCGACGGCAAGCGCGGGGGCTCCCAGGTCACCCGAGATCCCCAGGAAGTTGATCGTGGCGGAGAGCGTGCGCTCTCCGACGATGAGGCGGTCAGTGAGGCCCCCACACGCGACAAGTTTTGCCCCCAGCTTTTCAATGCGAGTGATGTACGCGAAGTCTGGTTTGGTGGTGTAGGTGTCGCTCATTAGATTGGTGCTATCCCGGGGGCGTAATGGACGCTGAACCGATGGAGCTTGAAGGGGGTGTCACCGCCTAGAGCCCCGGTGAACCGGAACGCAGGGGCTTCGCTGTTCTCCAGGACCGGGAGGTCTGTGAGCCCCGCGGAGGATTTGTTCAGGGTGAACAGGTGGTCGACCACGGAGTTGTCCCGCATGTCAGGAAGGCACTTAACAGCAGCGGTACCCTGGAGGGTCACATCCATCGTGGGGATGTCTTTCCACTTGCCTGGGGTGCCAAGAGTCAACGCTTGGGATTCCACGGTGAAGGTGGATCCGTCCGCGTACCCCTTCTCAAAGCGGTAGATGTCCGCGCCTGCCCGCACGTAGATCTTACCCAGATGCTCCACCGCCGCGTCCACGGTGACGGGAAGCTCATACTTGGTCCACCCGAAAAGCTTGGAGGACGGGGAGTGCATGTACCGCCACACGGTGGCGCCGAAGAAGCAGAAATACGCGGAGCTACCCTGGGACCAAAGGCCGAGGGGGTCCGCGGTGAGGAGGGTGGTGTCTGGGGTGATCGGCGCGCCGATGTCCCCGTCCACGAGCTGCCCGTCGTTGGCGGACCGACTCAGGGAGGAGAACGTCCCGCGGGAGAAGTAGAACAAGTCCCCCTTTACGTTCACCACGGACCCGGGGGCCTGGACGCCCGGCCCGTTGAGCACACGCACAAGGCGGTGTTGGGCGGGGTCGGGGTGCATCTGCCAGAGCTGTATGGAGTCGGAGAACATGACGGCCATGAGGTCGTCGTAGAAGGACAACCCCTGTAAGGTGCGGTCACCGGTGGCGTGTTTAATCACCGGAAGGAAGCCCGCGTCGGCTTCGGTGGTCCAGTCTGTGATCCCGTTGACCGTGGAGCAGAACCGGATCGCGCCATTCAGATTGTCAATCGCGACCACCTTCTCCTGAATCTTTATTATGGTTGAGCCCGGAGTGAAGGGGAGGGCGACCTTCGTCGTGACGGTGTCCGTGGATGGGACATAGGGAGGAGGACCCCCGACGGAGGCGGGCACGGGAGTGTCCTTGATCCAGTGGATTTCGTGGAGCCCCCCAGCGGCGGCTGTACGCTTGATGACTATAGCAGGGTAAACCCCCGCCGCGCCATCGGCGTCCCAACTCGTCACGGAGGTGACTTTGTCTATGGTGGTTACACCGTAGATCGTGCCATCGCCCAGCGCGTCGTAGAGGATCGGAACGGTGGCTTGGATGGAGGCGGGCTTGGAGTGCCCCGCGGCGATTGCGCAGCGTAGCCACCCCCCGACTGAGTACAGCCCACGGGAGTCAGCGTCAACGGTTGTGACGCGGCGGAGTCCCCCACGTTCCTCGAAGGTGCCATTTGTGGCGAGGTCAACATTGGTGGCGGTGCGGACCGTTTTCGGGTCTGCACTGTCCTCAAGGTCACGGAGGTCAACCCCTTTCCAGGGGCCATAGGTTTTAGAACCCATCGGGACTCCTTAGTACAGTGGGGGATACCCAGGGGGTTGCCACGATTCGTCCCAGGCGTAGTTGCCGCCGAGGCCCCCCTCATGGTCTTCAGGGTTGCACTTCGCACTGGTGTCGCCGCCCATCATGACGCTGCCGCCTTCGGACTGGTCGGAGGCGATGTCGCGCACATAGGCCAAGTGGGATTGGAGCATGTCAGGGGTGACTATCTTCCCCATGCGGGGGCGGACGAGGATTTCCGCGCGTTGAATGAGGGCTTCCCCATCCACGCCAACCAGATCTTCAGCGTTGACGAGACGGTAAACGGGGCGGAAGCCGCGCACTTGAAGGCGATCCCAAGCGAGGATGTCCGGCTTGGGGGTGATGTGGATGGCGCCTTCGTCGAACCAATAGGCGAGGGGGCGAGAGGCACCGCCGAGGATGCCAGCGTTGCGCATGGGTTGGCTCGGGTCGGGGTGTAAGCGGGTCCACTTCAGGGTGGTCGCGCTGCGCACCATGATGTCCATGATGCGCCCGGAGTCCATATCGTCCGGGAAGTCGTACTCGGTTTCGTCCGTCTCTAAGGTGATGTCCGACGACCCGCGCAGGCGAAGCCACGCTTTACGCGACAACTCCTGCTGGGCGCGGTTGATGTAACGATCCACTAACTTGAGGGCACGCGCTCCACGGTCCCCATCCATATTGATCGTGCAGGCGGTAAAAACGCCGTCGCGCACTTCAGCAAGAGTCATGGGGGCCGGGAGCGACATGGCTTATTCCTCAGTCAGGGTGCGGCCAGCGAGCACGCCCAAGTCTAAAGCGGGACCTTCTTGTTGGTTCCCCGTGGCTTTCTTGGAGGCTTTCTTGGACGCTTTGTCTGAGGCAGTGTTGGATTCCACGATGGCTTTCGCAGCTCGCATCAGCTTGCTAGCTGTGGCGGGGCCGACCAGTTTGGCCGAGCACAACTTGCTGATGGCCGCGGTGGCGACGTCCTCGATGGAGGTGATGCCGAGGGTGGCGAAGTCCGTCGCCATGATAAGAGCTTCCTCAGCGGTAACACCTGCGATACCTTCGCAGAGTTGAACGATGATGGGTTCAGCGATGATTTCCACCGGGGCGTGTGGGTTGCGGCCCTCTAACTGGGCCACACTCATGAGGGCTTCATTGATGACGTCGATGAAGTCGTCCATGGTCGGGTAGGCAGCACCGACGGCGGAGGCGCCGTAGAGGGTGAGCATCCGGTTGTACTCCGCATCGATGTCGTAGAACTCGCGCCAGTAGTTGCCCGCGGGGAGGCCACCCTCGGGGCGTTCTACACGGGGGGTGCATTTCTGACGGAGCACGTGGGCCTTCCACAAAGGAAGTTCATACTTTCCGAGAAACACGGTTCGGGAGGTGTGGTGATGCTCAAACGAGCATTGAAATGTAGGGACTTTAAGCATAGAGGCTCCTGTGGCGGTGAGTGTAGAATGTCACCCCCAAAAGCAAGCCCCAGCGAGAAACTCGCTGGGGCTGGCCTCCTTGGCTACTAGGAGCGCGTAGACAAGGATTAAGCAGCTACGGCAAGCGCCGCACAACTGTTCGGGTTCTTATTGAACGCCGATAGACGCCAGTCTAAGCTGGCCTTGATGACGCGCACTTCAGCTTGTGGAGCGGCGACAGTCATGTTGAAATCATCCCGGTTGAACAGGCCTAAGCACAGTGCACTTTCGTGGATGATGTAGCAACGCAGGGTCCACAGAGGGCTCGGTGCGTACAGAGCGTCTAACAACTCGAAAGTTGGGTCGATCTCTAATGGCAAGCCCATGTATCGCAGACCTGAGTCGGAGATGTTAACGTCCAGGGTTTTCACGCCACTGGTGTCCGCATTGATAACGCCCCCGTTGTTACGGAAGAAGCGGCGGTACCGGTCAGCGAAGCCACGTCCACAGATGATACGGTATTTACCGCGTTTGCTGCCACGACTGTTCAAGCGCGCTTGCCAGAAGGCACTATTCATACCCTCTTCTAGCGTGCCACCTGTCGTGTACGTCAAACCTGTAGCGTAGTAATGTTGGATCGTCGGGTCGGTGCGCGCGATGCCACCATAGGAACCCGTCCGGTTGAAGGGTAAGAACGCATCTAAGCCAATGGTGCGCTTGACGTCGGTCGTACCATCCAAGTGGATGATCTTATCGAAACTGACTTTCGCGGCGTCGCGGAAGTTGTCGACTTTTTCAGTGATGATATTGCGTAAGCGGCTCTTTTCGCTGGACGACAATGGCGAAGCAAACGTTTTGGATTGACTGTTGAAGTCAACTTCAAAACCGTTGTTCATCATGTAGTCGTCGACGATCAGCAAGCCACGATGTTCATTATAAACACCAAACTGGAATTGCTTGGTCGGGTCGTTCTCGCTGAAGCCGAGCACGTCCTGGTTTGTCCAGCCTTCGTTTTCGCCGGTATCGGCTTCACGGAGACCAACGCGGATAATGCCTTGGGCCATATCCACGACCTTGCGAGCACCCATAAGCATTTCTGAGTATGGCATCGCTTGGCGGTTGAGGAGGATAGATTCGCCACGATTCAGGTAACCTGCATCGGTCGATTCTACGAGTTCTTGCAGCACTGCTGCGGGGACGGAAACAGCCATGGGGGGTTCCTTTCGGCTTAGACTCCGTGAGTGAGGATGTAATCGTCGTACTCAGGAGTACCCTTATTAGGGGTTTTAGTAGGGGTGGGAGACGGAGTAGCACGAAGCGTCGACTGAACTGCGGGAGGCATCACCTGTGCAGCCATCTCCTTCGCGATGACATGTGCAGCGCACGCAGCGTAGCGTGTGCGCAATTCCATCGGGTCGTTGATTTCCTCCACTGGAAGGCTCCGCTCGCGGCGGCGTCCTTCGGCGTAGATCTTAGTTCTGATACTGGTCCATTTTGTCCCATATTTCTGGGCATACTGGGCTTCTTGCCTGGCTACCCAAGACGCAGTGTCTTGGAGTGGGGTAGGCGGGGCCTGGTGTTGTTGTGGGGCTTGACGTTGCGGTAGCGGGATGCGCTGTTGCTGTGGGTTAGGCTCTTCAGGTTGAGACCGTTTTAAGGCTTCCTTGAGTTTGTCCCGGGTTTCGTCATCGATAGCCATATCGCGGTATAACCGTTCTATGGTGGTCTCGAAGACGGTAAGATCCGCGGCTGGCGCAGCCTGGGTAGGCTGGTAACCGTGGGTCTGCAAGAGGTGCGCTACGGCTTGAATGGCGTCTGGGTCACCACGACGAATGGCAAAGCCCACATCCACCCAAGAGCGGACTGACTGAACCGGAACGTCGTTTTGTGAAGCCCCACTGATAATTTCAGACCCGAAGTCGGCGTAGTTTTTGACCGTCTCGGCGTGGGTTAAGATCTGGCGGATGCGCCGACGAGTCTTGCTGTGGTATCCCCGCATCTCCTCCTCAGTGGGTGGAAGATATGGTTCATCCTCATCAAGAGGCTTGTCGTCTTCCTCATCTGGCTTTGTGGGCTCAGATGCAGGAGGCGTAACCGCTGGAGGGGTTGGCTGCGTTATATCGGGTGACAAGCGATCAAGAACGTCAGGTGCGGGTGTTTCCACCTTCGCTGGTGCCGGGTTCTTATCACTGGGGGCGGGCGAAGCCTGGGGACTGCCTTCCGCAGGAGGAGGCGTGGCGGCCACTTCCGTTGGAGCAGGACTTGGCGGGGTTCCTGCAATTGGTTCCGGGCTGGTTACCGGGCCTGGTTCGACGAGTTCTTTGGGCATGTTAAAAGCTCCTACGCTTTTGCAAGGTCTATTTAGACCTGGGGACGATTCGGTATCGAATCTGGGGTGGGTGCGCCGCTCATGGGTTTACCTCCACCACCGCCTTGCCCTTGCTGGGAATCCAGCTTGGGAGGGGAGGGAGGTGAACCACCAGTAGCGGGTGGGGCTCCGGGGCCGCCGGGAGGCGCACCTGGAGCACCTGGAGCACCCATGCCCATAGGGGGCATGGGGGCAATTTGAAAGAACTCCGAGATGCGGTCGAACACGCCAGCCTCTCGGGAGATGTAGTCGAGGATTTGTGGCCCCTTGGCCATGAGGCCCAGGTTGCGCGCGACTTGAATCATGTTCGTCGCCCACCCTAAACGCTTGTCGGTGTCAGGTTTCCCCGTGGACCCCGCGCGGATGGTCACTTGCAGATTCCGCCAAAGGTCCTCCAACCCCCGATCAGGCCAGAAGGCGCCAGGACCCGCGAGGGCCTTGACGTTCTGCTCGGGGAGTAAACGTGCCGCGAGGTCAAGCACACAGGTGACCACGTCGTTGTAGAGATCTTCGATGATCCCCCGACGGTAGTCCGCGGTGGCTTCGGTGCCCTGTTGGGCGGTGGCGGTTTCAGTCGCTGACTTACTCACCCCCACCGTGCCACCCGCTACCAAGGACGTACCGGACATGCGTTGCAGGTCGGTTTCTGCCCGTGAACTGTCGGTGAGCTGTGGGTTATACGTGACGGCTGCGGTCTCTTTGATCGCGTCGTTGAGTTCATCGGGGGTTTCGAGTTCGATAACTTCGTAAGGGCGGGCGCGTTTGTACTTGGCCTTCTCCCCCGGTTGGAGGGTGCCCTTGCGCACCAGGATACGGGGGAAGCAGGCTTTCTTCGCGTGACGGTCGAGCGTCCGCATGAGGTTGATTTCTTCCTGCGCGGGGCGTTGCAGCGTGGTGGAGGACACCCCCACGAAGCGACCGGTTACTCGGTTGAAGATGAAGGGGATGATCGGGAACCAATTACGCCACACCACGGTCGGGGTGTACTTGTGGAGGAAGCGGGGGAACCCAATCGCGTACACGCTGACCTTGTTGGTTTGGCGATCCCAGCATTCCCAGAGTTCTGTCTTGGTATCCATGCTCTTGGAGGTGAGGGCGTCGTTGCGGCTGGAGGCTTCCCCACCCGCAGACTTGGCTGTACCGGTGGAGGACTTGGCTTTCGGGAGTCGCTTGGCTTCCTCTGGGGTGAGCCCGAACTTCGCCGCGGCGGCTTCCACGTCCATGTACACACGGTGTTGCACACGCATCGCGCGCCAGAAGTCCTCTGGGCGGGTGATGTCACCATCGAAGCGGATGTCTTCCGGGTTGACGAAGTCAATTGGGAATCCAACCCAGTGGGCCACTTCTGGGATGTCCTCCATGTCGATGGGGCCCGTGCCGGCTTGGAGCCCCACGAGGGTCTCCTGGCGGGGGTCCATCATAGGAGGACCCAGAGGGAGACCCGTCATAGGGCCCACTGGGCCCATGGCTGGTGGGTTATCTTCGAGGTCTTGCATGATCTGCGTGGCTAAGTAGCCACGGATGGTGGTCTCTAAGTCTTGAAATCGCTTGTGCTCCGCGGACTCCGCGACGATGTCGCCAGAGGCGACGCGCGCGCTCCAGTGCCGGTACAGCGCGTAATTGTCTTGCTGGTCGTTGAAACGGAAGTTGCCCAGGGGGTCTTTCTTGTAGTCTTCCTGTTGGTTGACCTTGATGAACATGACTGCGTTCGTCTCCACGTCCTGTACGGCGCCGGCGAGTTGCTGACGGAAGCGGGCTTCCATGAGCAGACGGCGAGCGAGCACTTCCATGGTGTGGGCGAGCCTGCCAAGTTCAGGGGGTGGCTCACCGGGGAGTTCCCCAATAATGGCGGGTTGTCCTGTCATCGGGTCGAGCATTGGCTGGCCAGTCATCGGGTCGGTAGCGAACTCAGGCTGGGGTTCCCAGACCGCGTCGCCAACGTTGATGCTGATGTCCGCATTCCGGCTGGCTAAGAGGGCCATCACGGTGTACTGGTTGCGCAGAATGTGGTTCGTCCCAACCGCGTCCGTGGAATCAAGGACCATGCAATCATCATTCACATAGGCGCGGTCCCGGTCGAAAGCCTTGTACCATTTCTCTAGGGGAGCAGGGATCTCCGCCTCCCGCGTGTACGCCTCAATGAGGGCCGCGTCGTCGGTCTCGTTCTCAGGTATGGGGGTAGGGACGGGGGTCTGCGGATCAACCATCTCGGTTTCGGCTGGCATTGGTTGTTCCTTATACCTTCACGACACTAGGGGGCGGGGCTAGTTTGTCGCACGCCTCCGCCTCCGCAAGGATCTCTTTCTTGGCTAATTCAACTATACGCACAACGCTCGGGCGAACGCCGTGGGCGGCCTGGGAAGTCCGCGCGGCGGTTTTGACCTCCTGCACGTCGTCGTCTGTCTCAGCCTCCGCCATTCTGACCCCGTACTTGGCTAGTTCGAGCGCAATAGTGAGGGCTTTCTTAATCCGGCTCCGGTAGCGCAGAGCGACGCCAGCGGCGGTGCCACCTACCCCGGTCGCGGCGAGGAGGCCCATGAGTAAGTTCGCCGCCCAGTTCCCGAGGGCAATCTTCGCGCTGGTCTCTTCTTGGAGGTGCTGAGTGAGCGCGACGTTGGCTTCGAGGGCCGCTTGTAGGTCAGCTTCGAGATGCTCTTCGGTGACTGAGGGGCGGGACCTGTTCGTCCACAGGCCCCAGAGTACCGCGTCGAGGTCGTCAGCAGCAGCCCCGGCTTCGGCGGTGATAACGCGGCCCATGGAAGCGACGTCACCGTCGCTACTCTTGGAGAGGTGCTTCCCTATTTCGGCCACGTTGCGGACTGCTACGCGGGCGGTGCCATTGCAGGCGGGGAGGAGGAGGAGAAGGATGAGGAGGAGGGTACGCATTAGTGTGTCGCCACGCCTTGCTTGACCGCCATCGCTTCCACGAGGCGCAGTGTGCGAGCGACCTCTTCCCGGAGTTGTTTCAGTTCGAGGGGGGTAGCAATTTCGAGGGCCGTGAGACGGTCGTTGTGCGCCTTGAACTCTGCCTGGGTCACCCGCAGGTCCAGGTAGTGAAGCGCTTCGATGGCGTCGACCTGGCTCGTGACGAGGTTAAAAATATGCACCAAGACGACAAGCAGCGCTCCCGTACACCCAGAGAAGCACCCCACAATAAGGTTGAGGAACCACCGCGGTACACGGTCATTACTCCCGCGTCCAATGCGGAGAGTGTCGTGTTCTGCTGGAGTGGGGGTAGGGGACGGGGCGGGCTTGGGCATGTTAGCCTTTCGCGGGGAGTTCCGTGAGAGGTAACTCCTTCGCCTTCTTACCCTTCTTACCCTTCTGAGCGGGGAGAATCGTTCCTGCTACGGCGTTTTCCATCGCCTCTTTAGTCGCCGCGGCTTCCGGGGTGGGCTTGGCGGGGAAGAGCGCGCCCAGGATCTGCTGCACGTGGGCGAGCGTCCCTTTGCGGGAACCTGGGGAACGTTCATTGACGTAGTCCTGCAGGATAAGTTGCAGGTCCTGCAGGGCTTCTTGGGGTTGTAGCATGGTTGCTCCTAGCTAAGGGGAAGGGGAAGGGTGAGGGGGAGAAGAACGAAGACAAGAGTAGGAGGGCAACTGCGGTTGTACAGTGGGGGATGCTTCGTACCCCTCTTTTACTTACTCAAGCCGTCCTTCCGCCTCTGCCGCCTCTGCCGCCTCTGCCTCTGCCGCTGCCGCTGCCGCCGCTTCTACTTCGGCTTCTGTAACTAAATCATCAAATAAGTTTTGCATGCCGATCATTATAGCGTCAACGGATTTTGCCGCTTGGCACGCAGCGAGAAAGGTAGCTGCTGCCGGACGCAATTTTACGAGTGAAATTAGTTCGTTAAATTTCGCCCCGTGTTGGGTTATTATTTTTTCGCCCTCGCTGTCGGTTCCAACGGTTTCCCGTAGAATCTCAAGCGAGTATTGGCCAGAGCGTGGCGTGGTAAACCCCGCGTAATAGGTGCGCTCTTTGCGCTGGAAGGTTTTGGATGTTAGGGTGCGTGCCATGTATGTCCTTATTTACCACGTAGCAATAGCTACGCGCTTCCAGGTGTCGGTTGCCGTGCAAATATAAATGTATGAAGCGTCCCAGTGTACGGTTCCGGTGGTGCCAGTTGCTGCTGCGCTTGCTGGGGTGGATGTTGTGGCGATAGTGAACGAGTCGTTAACGACAACGCCACCTGACGCGACGAGTATGAGCTTCCCAATAGTATTGCTTACCCGCATGATGCCGGACACGCCGTCCCCATACCCAAACCAACCCTTTTCAACGCCACTCCGTTGGAGCGAGACATATGCAGTCATAGTCGCATCGGTCGCAGAGGTAGAATTTAGAACAGGAACGGCGATTGTTCCGGTGACTACAATTTGAGTTTGGAATCTTGCCGTCCCCCCCACGCGCAGCAACTCACCGCCACCTGGATCGGTTCCGAGGATTAGCGATCCATTGCCATTTAATCGCATCAATAAGGTGCCCAAATAATCATCCCAGCGCTGACAATAATAAGTCGCGCCCGTGCCAGCCTGAATGGATGGACCGTAGCCAGTGGCCGAGGAATTTACTAGAGAGGCAATATTTACGCCAGCAAGCGAGCCACTGCCGATGAACGAGCCAGAAAAGCGAACGGAACCGCCGACACGCAGCCGCTCGCTGCCACCTGGGTCAGTGCCGAGGATGAGCGCGCCCGAGGAGTTTATTTGCGCAGCCGATAGAGCGTTAGCTCCGAGAAACAAGCTATTCCCCGTCCAGGCGATTAGCGCTGTGTCGCTGGCGGACCCTCCACCGATAATGCCCGTATAACTTCCAAAGTACAAAAATGGGGTTCCTGAATAATCTAGTCTGAGGCGCACATTTGAAGCCGTCGCAGAAGACACAACCAGCTCGTCGCTAAATGTTTTGACGCCCGCAATAGATTGCGCAGTGGTGGTTAGAACCGCAGTTCCGGTCGCCGGAACTGTCAGCGTAAATCCGCCAAGCGCGACTGTGCCCCCGCCAGTGATGGTCGTGTTACTGGCGTTAGTGATGGTGCCTGCGTTCGACACGCCAGTGCCGCCTCTGGCCGCAACTAGGGTACCGGAGGCGATATCGGCGGCGGATAAGACTGGGGACGCCACCAACCCTAAGTTGCTCAGGGCAGTTAGCACGTCACCCGTTGGTTTTACAACTGGTGTACTATTAAAGAAGGCGAGTTTCTGAGTGGTGGCGGTCCCGAACTTGGTGCCGGTGGTGGCGCTAAGCGCAACGTTTACATCCGTGAGCGTCAGCGCAGTGGTGTTTACCGTGACGCCCCCGGTCAATGTTTTAGCGCCGGTAAAAGTCTGCGCCTGTTCGAGAATCGCCACCGTCGCCGCGGCGGTCAAAACAGGGATCGTGAGGGTGTAATTGTTCGTCTGCGCGCCCGTGTTGAGCGTGAGGGTCTTCGCGGTGGTCATCCCCGCGTGCACATCTATGGCAAAGAACTTTGTCGGATCTGACGCGTCCGTGATGGAGAACGCAGTATCGAGGATACCTGTGAAGGTGAGACTTGCAGAGAGGGCCGCGGCGTCAATCCACGCGATGTTAATGTAGCCAGTTCCGAGGGATTTGACGACCGTGTTGGCTGCAGGGGTAGACGAGGCGGGGGTAGGCATTAGATACAGTCCTCGTCAATGACTTGTGTAACCGAATCCACATCAAACACAAGCGAGCCCTGGGTAGTATCCAGTATACCCCCACCTTCAGGCGCGCGCACCAGGTAGGGGCTGTGGGCTTTGAAATGGTCATTATGGTCCGCGACCGCCCCGAGGACCTCGTAGTCGAGGTCTGGAATCCACCCTGGGTCAAGGGTGCCATCCCCCTGCGCGATGGGCACTGCGCCCCCGAGGGGCGTCACGGTGAACGTGTAGGGGAGAACGAGTTCCACCCCCGCAGTCCCCACGTTCGCCACCACCAGCGCGACGGAGTCGGCGGCGAGGGCTTTGTAAATTGGGTAGGTGGCATCCGCGACTGCCACCCCCGGGATGGTCCCGAGGCTGTAGATTGTCTTCGGTGTCACTGAAACGTTGTCGAGTTCCCCGCCGGTCACCAATTCAAAGCGGTCACTCCCGATATCCCCCACCACGCCATCATAGCCAGTGGCAACCGTCGCTAAAGCGTAGCGACCTGGGGACAACAAATACACAGGTTGGGCACGGCGAAAACCGTGCCCAACCTGCTTCTTCCAAGTCGCCGTGCGTCCTCCAGATACTGTGGGACCCGGCATAGAAGTTCCTTAGAACGTACTCAGATTACAGAGGAAGCGCCGTCATATTGACCGCACCTGAGGCTACCAAAGCGTCATAGCATTCCAAGTCGTAGTCTTGACCCGCCGTCAACGCCCCACCACTCAAGGTAGCCACGTCGCCGGAAGCTACCGCCCAGACCTCAACCACATGGTTTACGGATGGAGCGTCTACAACTAGGATCCCTTTGCCCGAGGCTGCCGTGACGGTAATCACGGCTGAAGCGGCAGCAGCCACCTGCAAGGGTGGGGTGATGCCAATGAGGATTTCGGTCGCACCATTCAAGGTCAAGGTACCCGCACCCGTGGCGTAGTAAGGCGTGGTATCCCCAGCGATAGTCAACACGTCCCCAGGGAGGAAGGTCTTGGTGTTCGCACCCGTACTAGCGACGGACAGGGTGGTCGCGCCCGCTAAGATGTTCGCTGCGGTCGTACCTTTGACGATGACCGTCGCATCGGCTACGGCTGTGCCACCACCTGCGCCAACAATAACACTACTAGCAGGGGCGACTTGGTCACCACGGGCGCGTTTCTTGAGCACCCCATTGACGAGCACAACTACCCGTAATTGGTTCGCGTCTGAGAGGGCACCACCGGTCGTATTCTGTGGGGCGGTAACGGCACTACCTAACAAGAAGTGCTTGTTGCCGGACAGGAGTTGGACAAAGCGTTGGAACTTAGCCACGGTACTGCGGCCCGGATGGTTGACACCATACACGGTTTGGTCAGCAATCGCGTTCAGCTTGATGTGTTTGCCAGGGATAAAAGGGGTGACGTCATTGTAGACTGGGGTTGTACCCAACGTCTTGATGGTAGTGGCCATGGGGGTCCTTTCAGGACGATGGAGTGGGAACGTAAACTAGAAGATAACGGCGTTCATACTAGAAGCCTCTTCCAGGAATCAAGTCACAATCTGGACGTCGTGGTAGAGGGTGTACTCGGGGATAATTTGCGCCAGGGGGAACTGTTTGTTGAGGACCGTCTTACACCACATGTTGCCCGCCTTATCCTGGAAGAGGTCATAGGGCTTGACTTTCAATGCCTCCCCCGGGGACAGGGATACCCGCAACCCAGTGCGGTTGCGCACGTAGCAGAGCACACGGGTCGGGTCTTTGGGGTGGGGGTAGGAGTTACTCCCCAGATAATAACTCATCGTCGTCATCCTCGTCATCGTCCGCTGCCGTCCACTGGTAGGAGGCCTTCTTCACCTTCTTGAACCCCGCCAAGATCAACAAGTTGAGCGCCGGGGTGGGGTCTATGTTTGGGAG